CCACCCATATAATCTTTTATTAAATATCTCAAAGGTATATTCATTAAGACCATGCATCTGCTCTTTATAAACATGTTCCCCAATATGTGTGTCCGATAAAGGGGCTACCATTATTTGTGGTGAAGTTCCACTAAGAGAAGGTGGATTGATTTGTCGTATCGAAACCCTTGGAAAAGCTTTGGTGTATTCTTTTATAGCATCTACTATAATCTCTTTTTTAGTATTATCTTTTAAGGATGCTTGGTAAAGCTTCTTATAGAAGTCAGCCTCACCTTTATATGTGGCGACTTTCTTATCAAGTTTAACTCGTGTAGTTAAATCATCTCCGGGAAGATAATCATCTCCGGGAAGATAATCCTCTCCGGCCTGCATTACCAAGAGATTTTCTTTGGCGTGCCAGCGTTGAATCGTGCTCCGATGTATGGCCACTCCGTGTTCGTCCTGCAACCACGTCGCTATCGAAGTCCAAGTTGCTCCCAACGCTCTTCTTCTTATTATCTCTGATTTTACCTTTTCTGGAATCATATGCTCTCCTGACTGTCATTACTAATATCTTTGCGCAGATGAGACACTGTAAATCTTTGTCTTCATTTAGATACATTTTTCCTTGGCACTTTGGGCACAGCTTAGCATGCAATGAATTTGAAGTCAATCTTCATCTACCAGCCTTTGATAAAGGTCTTTACCCAATAACTTGTGAAATGGAGTCTCTTTTGTCTCTTCTTCTAGTTCTTCTATTTTCCCTTGGTCTTTATCCTTATCCCCACCTGTAGCTAAATCATCTTGGGGTGTGCCTGATTCCCAGCGAAGCTGAATGTCCAGCCCAGCTGGAGCAGCTTGCGAAGCAGAGCCTGTGTCTTGAGTCTTCCCTCCATGAGAATCCTCCTTATCATCTAACATCTTAATTTTTCTTTCCATATCTTTTTGCTCTACATCTGATTGGTCATCGGGGCTTGCATCAAATTCAACAGGGTTTCTAAGCCCATCAGTCTGTTTAGTTTGGTCATTTATAGCTGTAGAACTTGTTGCTTGCCTAAATACTTTCTCTATTTTAAGAGAATCTTTTTTCCTTAATTCTAATCTTACCCAATCAATTAAATTAAGAACGAAGCCACTCGTTGCTTTTTGCATCTTTCTTTCTGGACTACCGTCATTTACAAAATCTGCTAGTTTATCTACTCCAGTTCGTTTCTTTTTATTATTCTTCTTGCGTTCACCACGGTCCGAATGAGTGGGAGTAAAGATTCCAGCGTTGGTTGAGGTGAATACAGTACCGCCGCCATCCCCAAAAGAACCAGATGTTGCACCACCCCCATCGCCCTCTTTACGGAGGTTTTTCTTTTCCTTCTTATAGGAATCGTCCTGTCCTCTAGGATTTGTCACCCAATTATTACCTGTCCTTTGGGACTCTCTGTAGTTTGGCACCCACGCCTTAAGTAAGCTGTATCTAGTTTTCTTAGTCATCTATCTCTATCTCAGTAGGTTTTGTAGCTTTAGGTTTCTCTTGTTGAACTCTACTATATCTAGTTGGGTCAGCAAACGTTGCCTTTTCTACATGAGTTACTCCAGTAGGAGAGAGCATGGCTATATAATCTATTCCGCCTTGAGAGAACCACATCTGACTCATATCAGGGGTGACCTCTTTAATAAGGGGAGAAGTGTAGCCCTTATCATTTAAAGACTCAACCCAAGATTTTGATAAGGTTAATTCGTTTTTCTTACTCCTAGCTTCAGCATATTCATCGATATCCCTCTCTTCATCTGGGGATTTATCATGCCAATCAGGAGTAACACCACCAGTTCGACCTTTAAATTTTCGTTGTGAAGGTGGCTTGTAAGCCTTTAACATTGCTTGAATGGCTTCTCCTTCAGCAGACATCATACCTTCTTCAGGTACTTCTCCTTCTTCAGCCATCTGCTCTTGCATAGCTTGTTGTTGTTCTTGCTGTTCCTTCATTTGTTCGATTTGCTCTTGTTGCTGTTGAATGCCTATAGCCATTTGTTCAGCTTGCATCTGAGCCATAGGTGTTGGTTGACCACTTATGATAAATTCAACTTCATGTAAAGCAACATCTTGTTCTTTTAGTTTAACGTCAAATCCTAATTGACTAAACTGATTAACAATTTGAATCTTCTGTTGAGCAAAAGATAGTCGAGTGTTCTCAGCTTTTTCTTCAGGAGTTGGTAAGTTAATTGCATAGTCTGTAATACCAAAAGCATCCAACAATTGTGGGAATACTTTATCAATGAACAATCTTTGGTCGCCCTCAACTACACGACTCATAACAACTAACTGTTGAGTTTGTGTAGATAATCCACCAAATGCTTCTGGGGCACCTTGCCAGGCTGGAGTTACACCCCACATAGCTGCAACACGTTCTCTAACTTCTTCTCTTACAGGTAGATAATCCATTTCATTCAGAGTATGGAATAACCTTACAAGGTCTACTCTACCTCTTTGGTTTCTAGCTGAAACAGCTACCATTGGAATATAGTTAGGGTCTAATCGTGTTTGTGCCGCGATATGTTCTCGTTCTCTACGCAATGACTCAGGGTCATCAGTAGTTACCATTAACATGCTAGCAGGCATCTTCCTCTCAAAGAAATACCTATATAGATTTTTATCCATCCCTACCAAGGTAAGTGCCTTTTCAAAGATTGTTAAAATCGGACTCCATCCATATGTTTCAGATGGAGAGAACTTCGACAAATGAATAATCTCTTTGTCAGAGAAATACATATGTTTACTTCGATGATAATACTTATACATGACAGGCATTAACTTGACATGACAGTTGTCATGCTCACACATTCCTGCTGTGTCTTGCGTCAACTCCCTATGGATAGGGCAGATAAAATGAGCGTTCTTAGGTAATCCAGCTTGGTCTAAGTCAAACTCGACTAAGGCTGGATTTAAACGTCTTATTTCTTGAAGCCTAGATGAAACGGTTCCATCACCATTATCCTGATATTCTTTAGCCAAATATAAGAATCCATCATCTAAGGCATTCACATCAAAATGAAATTGCCTAAGAACCTCTTCTAAAGATTGGTCGAATATATTACAGTCTTTTAACCACTTCTGTAAATGTTCTTTTTGTTCTGTGTCTGGGTCTTCCTTGTTTGGGGTAATTTCCATCCCACGCCTAAAGACTTCACTTGTAATATGACTTAGGGGTCCCCGAATTTCTTCTACAGACATTGAGACAGTCTGTAAGTCCATCACCAATTGCTGGCGATAGGCCATCTGATGTCTAACCCAAGTATTAACTATCTGGTCAAGGCCAACTGTTTGCGCCTGACCAATATCTCCCTGCGATTTCATGACGTCTAACAAACTAATCTGTTTGTTCAAGTCTGCCATCGTCTGTTGCATTTGGGGAACTTGAGGCATGTATTCAGATAATTTCATACTTATTCCCTACTAAGGTTAGTCATGTCCTGCATAGACACTAATTTCAATATGGAAGCCATAGCTTTTTCTTTAAGTTTATAATCCTCAGAAGTTAAACTATTTTCCATGACTTCACTGGTTGCATTTTGAAGGTTGTCAAGCTTTTCCTGCAAACGTTCTGTCTCTCGTTGTTTCATATCGAGTTCGGCAGTAAACTCTCTTTCAAGTTCCTCTGTGTCCCCTCCCCCAAAGTTAGCGTTCTGTATCTGTCCTGTCGTCGCTGCTTCCTTTATCAAAGCTATGAATTGACCTTCAGAGAGGCAGAGAACCGCCGGACTGTCGTCGTTAATTTCGTCATCAGCGTCAAGGTGTTTCAAATCCTCATGCCAAGTGTTTAAGATTCGCCATGTTTCCTTGTCATCTTTATTCGCTACGTATTGTTGCTCTGTCCCGGAAAGGATATTTCCTAAAGGCATATTCAACTCCTATTCTTCTCTCATTTTATATTATACTCAATTGTTAAAAAATTACCTATGCTATTAAACAAGCACTGTGGCCACATGACTTACATGTTTCACACCCGTCAGCAAAAACAATCATTGGGTTATCACAGCAATTTCCATGTCCTATCTCTCCTAAAACTGTTTCATTAAAAGCCAAACCATCTAAGGCAAGCTGTTTTTCTTCTTTTTGATTACCTTTGACTAGAACTTCCTTCTCTCTACTTCCCGCACGATAAACAGTAATACCTTTACATCCTGTTTCATATGCCAACATATAAGCATCTTCCACATCTTGTAGAGTTGCATTATTAGCAAAGTTTATTGTTTTGGATATTCCAGAATCACACGACTCTTGAAAAGCGGCTTGCATTAATACATGGTCTTCTGGAGAAATCTCTGGGGCTGTTGTATAAACTTCTTTAGCCCAATCTGGAACTTGAGGTACGCTTTCTAACGCGCCACCTTCTGCTAAGTATTCCATCAAATCTTCAGAATAAAATCCATACTTTTTAGCATCAGCCTCAAAATATTTGTTTACATAGTTTAATGTTTTACCCTCTAAGATATTTTGCTTCTTCCAGGCCAAGGCAAAGGTAGGCTCAATACCACTAGAAGTGTCTGCTATCATTGATATCGTTCCTGTTGGGGCAACGGTTAGACGGCAGTTATTTCGGAATTGTTCTGTTTCCTTGTTATAAGTACTTCGTTCCCAGGCCGGGAAAACCCCTCGGCTTTCACCAAGGCGAATAGATTCTTCATCAGCCCACTCTTGAACTAACCCCATAATCTTTGAACCAATATCTCTTGCCTCTTCTGAAGCATAAGATATTTTTAACTGGATTAGTAAATCTGCAAATCCCATAATACCTAAACCAATCTTACGAGTGGCTTTAGTCATCTGTTCAATTTCAGGAGTTGCATAATAATTGGCGTCGATAACATCGTCTAAAAAGCGAACTCCAAGCTCAGTCACTTCTTTTAATCTCGCCCAATCAACTTTGTCATTCCAGCTGAGATAATTTTCTGCTCGTGTCCCAAAAGGTATTAATTCATCATCCGTAAAATCTCCATCAGATTTATAAAACTTAGCAAGATTAATAGAACCTAGGTTGCAAGATTCATTGGGAAGTAATGGTTGTTCGCCACATGGATTAGTAGCAATCATTTCCCCATATTCTGAGATAACATGATTGTCTCTATTAATTGAATCTAGGAAAACCATTCCAGGTTCTCCATTCTTCCATGCACCTTCAATTATTTTCGTAAAAACTTCCCGTGCATTTTGTTTTCCAACAATCTTTAAATTTTTGGGGTTAACTAAATCATAATCAAGGTCATGCTTAACACATTCCATAAAATGTCTGTCTACACCAACCGAAATATTAAAGTTGTGAATATCCCCTTCAACAGCTTTACAACTAATAAAGTCAAGGATATCAGGATGATAGATAGACATAATGGCCATATTCGCACCATCTCTTTTGCCTCCCTGAGTTATCATTGAAGAAACCCTAGAGAGAGTCTTCAATACTTCAATTGGTCCGCATGCGATTCCATGTGTTGATTTTATTGCATCTCCTCTAGGTCGAAGTTTTGACAAGGCAAAACCCGTACCCCCACCAAACTTTTGTACCATAGCACTATCAGTAGCAGCTTTCATTATACCTTCCATTGAATCTTCCAAAGGTAATACAAAACAAGCACTTAGAGTACCTTGTTCTGTACCAGCATTCATCAATGTAGGTGAGTTAGGTATAAATTCAAAATTGCTCATGATGTCATAGAAAGCCATTGCAGATAAGTCAGATTCTACGGGAAGATTCCCATATAATGTTTCAACTGATGCAACCCCATTAGACACACGATTAAATAATTCTTCGGGCGTTTCAATAATATTGTTCTTATCATTCTTGAGTAAATATCTGTGCTCTAAAATAGTTTGGGCTTGTTCTGAGAGCTGTACATAATTTCTAACTGTTGTCATTTAAGGTTTTTATCTCCGTATAAAAAAATAAATTCTATTGTCTATGGCCACAATAGAGGCAAAGACCATTCTCAGGAACCCAAAAGGCAGGGTTACAAACTGCTTCCTCACATTGTGGATTTGGGGCAAACTCCGCTATTTCTATTGCATTGACGGGCTGCATTTGCAAAGGATTTGCCTTGCTGCTGTCAGGACCCTCATTGAAACCAAACCCAGTCTCATCATCAAGTTGTTCTTTTCTAATTTCAGAAGTTTTTTCAGAAGTTTCATCGGGACTAACAGCATTAAACCAATCAGTCACACTCCCCAAATTTACAAACTTATAAGCTGTATCATGAATGGCCTGTAAAGCCATGGCGATTGAGAAAAACGCATCCCCATGACCCATAGGAGTAGCAGGAGCCTTTAATTCATTGCTAACAGAAAGAATCTGCTGCTTCTGCCTTTCATCCTTGATTAATCTTATGATACCCGAATGAACAAAATTTTCAAACACTCCGGCCATGGTATTTTTTGCTTTCAATGTGAAATGCATTCCACGCCATCTAGTGTCCAATCCTCTGTCTTCGAGTTCCCCGCGAGTGTTATCTATGTACCCACTAGTTAATTTAAAATTATCAGCAACTTCATTTAAATATTCAATTTGGTCCGAGTAACTCCAACCATCTAAAAAGGAGTGATGAACTTGTTCAACCTTCTCCCCTCGTTTTCTAAAGATTACTAGGTGGGATGGATGTCTTTTTTTACCCACATCGAAGCCACCAAAGAACTGGTCACCCCCTTCCCAATCTTTAAACTCTTTAGTAGCTGGTGCTGACCTTAAAGTTTCATCTTCGCATTTAGTTATGTCTTCATCACTAAAATATGACTCAGTTGAGAAATGTGGTACTAACATAAACTCAGAAGCAAATGATTTAGGGCGTGCTTTTTGTTGTGCTAATAAATACTTCTCATCCATAATCTCAGGTGCTAATACTCTACGCCCCGGAACTGGGTCTAATGCTGGAAGAACTCTTGACTTAAATCGAGCGTCGTCTTGAAGCTTGGCTAACAAATCTCCGGGCATCATAGGAGTTCCTACAACAATAACAGGGGCTTCCTTTAAAGGTATGAACATTGATTCAGTCATGAAGTGGTCTTCCACTTTAGTAATCTGTCCCATGTTCAATGGATTCTCAGGGTCACGTAGTACGTCATCTGCAATTAAAGCACCGTTGACATGCATACCTCTCTTGAAAGAAAACAATCCACCATGCATAATTTCCATAGGTTGATTGTTTTTAAAAAATCTAGCGGAAAAATCTGCTTTAGGATTTCTATTTACAAGCATTTCTGTAATAATTGGATTTCTCATAACTGTTTTATTTATCTCAGCGATATGATATCTAGCCATTCCATCGCTATAAGATAAATAAAGAACTGACATATCTCTAGGGGCAGTTAAAAGTCTCCATACACTAAAGGCATGACCTAAGATTGTAGATTTGAAATGTCCCCTAGGTAAAACGCAAACATAATTTAAGTTGCTTTCAATACATTCTTGTATATCTTCGGCTAAAATAGATACGTGCCAGGCTTTAAAGTATTCAGGACTGTCATAAGACAATGACCAAATGTTTTCTATGAACTCACGGAACGTGCCAACATCATATTGTTTTTGTTTTAATAACCCATCAGATAGCAGGTTAAAAGCGCTATCTATAGACACTACATCTTTAGCCACTTATTTTTTCTCCTCCGAAGTTTGTACAAGAGTTTTTAATTTAACAGCAATCTTCTGCAAAAGTCCCTGGTCTTGGACCTCTTCTACAAGAATACCTAAAACATCCTGTACAAATTGGAGGTTTATCATCCCTGATAACACTTCTCTTTGCCCTTTAATACCAATATCAGCAGCCCTTGCTGCATCTAAGGCTCTATCGAAATGTAACTCTGTTATCTCTCGTGTAGCCTTATTAGATATTTGCGTATAGCTATCTAACTGGTCCTCTTGCAATCTAGTAAATCTTTGTGCTTCTGTCTCAACAATCTTTTGTTTCTTATCTGCAATTGCCACAGATTTTTGTTCTGCCCATTTTTCCTTCTTTGCCCACGCATAGATAGTAGGTGGTCTTACAACAACCCCATCTTTGGAGACATACTCAGCTATCTCTTTAGCCGTGAGGTTCCCTGCAATAAATAATTGCATAGCCTCTAATCTAACTGATTCAGGAATATACTTTGGCATAGTAACTAATCGTCGTAAATACTATTAGAATCAAACACACCATAACCAGCATCTGATTCATGTTGCGAAGATACGTTACCACCTAGGGGACTACCGTCTGAATTTAAGAAATTACTGAAATCGACATGACCTGTCTGCTTAGTCGAACTAGTAAAACAATTGGGGACGTTATATTTCGCCTTCGCCCCACTTGTAGTTGTTATTTCATCGTATTTAATAGCAATTTCTCCTCGTGTACAAATACCAGTCCATACATGGTCTTGTTCATTAATTGGATTATACTGACTATTTTTTAAAACAGTTCCACTAGTCGTTTGTAAACCTTTTACTTCTTGATTTGATTTACAAGCTAAATATTTGCACCAAACAACGGTTCCATATTTCTTTCGTACATCGTCTAACGTTGGAAGGTTTTCAGGAAACTTGTCCTTATACTCCAACTTCTTCTTTTCCTGTTTGGCCCCGCCCATATACATTTGGTCGGGTCCTACCTTTCTAAGACCTTCGCCTCCCATTACCATACTAGAACCTCCTTTTGTTCCATAATGCAACACATGCTGCATCTGCATAATCTTGTTCGGGGAACTTATCTCCCCACTTCTCTATTGCAAATTTCTTGATATCATCTTTGGAAGAATTACCCTTTCCAATAACGGTTTTCTTCCAAGACCTATTATCTATTATAGATGTATTGATAGATTGTTCCAAGAGGAACGCCCAAACTGCACCAATTACATTTGCTATTGCAATAGTAGTTTTTGGATTTTGAATGAAAATCGCCGCCTCTATAGAAGCAAATTCTACTTGATTTATTTTACTCAATTCCTTGGAAAATTCTTTTGTTATCTCCGGGAATCGACTATCAAAAGTTTTAAGCTTGCTCCCCCATTTATGAAGGGATACAAGTTCTTCCTTGTCATTTACTATTGCTCCGTGAACAGCAAGGCTTGAACAATCCAATCCTAAATAATTCATTGTACTTGAGTACCATATGTTCTTAATGCGACGACCCTACTAACTGTGTTGTAGGCTGTTGTGTAAGTATTGAGTAAGCCTTGAGTTTTTTTAAGTAAAGCTTGTTGCTCAATTAATTCCCTTTTTAATTCTCGTAGTGATTCAAATCTAGTAAGAACTTCACCGCGCAATTCTTCACGAGTAGGCTTCTTTCTAGCTGTTTCATTATACTCTTGAGTAACCTTAAATAGAGCCGTGTTATAACCCTCATTAAAAGCGGCCTCAAACGCTCCAACAGTTGCTTCAATATCTGAAACTCGTGTTTCAAGATACGCCTTGTAACCACCATACATAGTTAAAAAATCTTCCAGTTCTTTATTATCATAGTTAGTTAATTTAGAGAATTCTAAGTCCTGCCGTTCTTCTAAATCGACTTTAAAATTAGGAAGTCCAAGGGACTCAACTTCTCGTTGCGCTCTCCCTAAGGCTTTCATGGGAGTCCATTTTGTCTCACGTACTTGCATGTTGCATCCTCGTCTTTCTGTGGGGGACACCTATCCCAGCGTCTGCAGAAGATTTCAGAACTGTCGTGGAGTAGTACCAATGCGGGTCAGCCCACGTTAATACATCTTCCACTTTTTGCAAATCAAATACAGACTTATTCCCATCAGCAACAGATGTTCCAGTACGTACTCCAGACTCCATAGCTATCCACGCTATCGTTTCATTGGCAGGTCTACCCAGCCACTTATCCATAGCAGCTGGAAGGGTATCGATGTTTAATCCACCAGCATAACCGTATTTCTTCCCTTCCCATTGACCCCACTCATTAGCAAAAGTCCCTGCACCACTTGAATAGTCTTGTAGTAAAGAGATATTTGGTAAATTTGTACCTAATACAAAATCATCGTTTACACCGTCTATCTGTAAAATGAATTCCATCTCTGGATGTTTTCTTATTTCTTCGAGAAATGACTCAGCAAAAATATATTTCAATCCATAAGTGTTTATTTGAGTTCTTTTAAAGATATTGGGGATTCCATTTAGTCCCTGGATATCATTAAAAGACCTACCCTTTGTTACCAGTTCCCCTGCAAAAGGTTCACACCAGTGAGCCGAAAGCTTCATAGGTGCCAACTCGTCACGCATATGTTTCTTATATACTTCAGCTAAGGAATCTACCCATGATGTGGACGGGAATCGTGGCAATCCTACATCGTCATATATAGAATATGTAGTACCTAGTAAAATTCCCCACTCTACAAATGGAAATTCTTTTGAAATCGCTGATAATGCTTCAGGAGAAACAGAATCGTCTGCTCCTGTAAAGGTTACTTGTTCTATCATATTGTTCCTACTTCTTTACAAGCACACCAGGGGGCACCCGTACATTTTTCTGGCATAGCTATCATATCTTGAATTCTAAAACACCTAGCTAATATTTTTTCCCATTCTACCACATCACGCTCAA